CGCCGGTGCCCTGCAAGCATTCGCCGACGGTGATGCACGCGCCGCCCTTGCGGTCGTCGAGCACGACATCGCCGCGCCGAACGAACTGATGTCAAAATGGGCGGACGTGTTCGCCGGGTTCATCAACCGGGCGCCGAACAAGTAGACGACCAGGGCGCCGCGTCACACTGCCCAGTCTCACGCGTTGCCACTACGACCCGGAAGGGTGACGCCCGCCGCGCACAAAGAAACTAGACCAACCGCCCGGCGGACTGCCGGGCATCAACCCGCACACGCGAGGAACGCGAAATGAACACCGTTGTACTGCGAATCAAAGGCAATCACGGCACAATCCCCGTTTACCGCTTCCGGCACGACGGGCGCGAACTGCTCGTGTACGGCTCGAGCGGACACCAACGCGTCGACGGTGTCGACCTCGCCGGCGGCTACGTCTACACGTTGACCGCGATGGGGAAGCGCCGCCACTACTTGCCGCCCGCCGAACTCGCGTACGCCGACAGCAAGCTCAACGGATAGCCAACCGCCGGCGCTCGACCAGGGCGCCGGCTCAACTTCACGAGGTACAGAGATGTCGGACACCGAAACACCCAAACAACGCACAATCGGCGGACTCGCCGGCGGCACGTTCGCGCGCATCAAGCTCGAGGACTACGACCCGAGCACGACGGTCGTTCGCGTCGTGTCACACAACCGCGTCGCACACTCAACCGTCGTCGCGACGCCCAAACACGACCGCATATTCGTCGACAGCAACGCGCCCGCCGAGGTCGTCGACCCGACCGACTTTTCGAGCTACGGACGCTGGGGCGAGCCTCGACACGTTCAAGCGTCGTGCGTGCAACAGGGCGACCGGGTTCGCGTTCCGCCTGGTCTGCTCGTGACAAACACTGACCAGGGCAAGACCTTCGGCGCCGACGAGCAAACGATCGTCAAGGTGTGCGAGGTCGACGTGTTCGACAACCACGTCGCGATCAAGGGCGAGGACCTCGTGTTTTGCGTCGACAACGTTCGCATGATCGAGGTCGAGCGCAACGGCGACCGCTGGTTTGACGAGCCCGGCTACCAGACCGACCCCAATCCGCTCGAGCCAAACGACCGCGAAGCGAAGCGAAAGAAACACGTCATTATTCGCGAGCTGGAAGACTTGGCGAAGACTGAAGCGCGCCTATCCGGTGCGGGCTTTGCGCGTTCTTGACCTTGCAACGGCGCACCGCCAATATGAACGCGTGACACGCCCTTTTGCTCGAGCCCGAACCATTCCCCTTTCGTAGTGCGCAAATATGAGTAGCGAGGAACGCAACCCCTGGGACCGACGAGACGACGAGACCGCCGCGCAATGGCACGCATTCACCTGTTACCTAAACCTCGGCAAGGGGCGATCGCTGGTCAAAGCGTGGAAAGTGTACGCGAACGAAAGGGACTTGAAAGGCGAACACCCGAGCAGTTCGTTCAAAGAGTGGTCGTCGTCGAACGATTGGGTGTTGCGCGTCGAGCACTACGACGCGCACGAGGACGAACAGCGACGCCTGATACGTGAGACCGCAAGGGAACGGGCACGCGACCGCCTGGTCGAGAAACTCGACGACGCTGTCGACACGTTGATCGCCGCCGCCCTCGCGCAAGGCGACGGCAAGAAGGTCACGCACGCGCAACTTCGGGCGCTGGAAAATCTGCTCGACCGCGCCGGCGTCACCGAGCCCGCGTCGGTCGCGCTCGAGTTGAGCGGGCGAGTCGACCGACGGCACGAGATCACCGGACCGGGCGGCGAGTCACTGTTCGCGCACTTGGACGACGCCGAACTCGACAGCCGCATTTCGCAGTTAGAAGAAATCGTAAACGACGCAGGGCAGGACGATGTCAGTCGCCAGAACGACGAGGGCTAAATACGTTGCGTCGCTCGACGAAAAGGCGCGGCGGGTCGCTCGTAGCGAGCTGCTGGCGTTTACGCGGTACACCAAAGACGACTATTTCACGAACTGGCATCATCGCCTTCTTGCAAAGGCGCTCGACAAGTTCGCCAATGGTGAGATCCGGCGGCTAATCGTGACCATGCCGCCGCGTATGGGAAAGTCGGAACTCGTGTCGCGGCGGTTGCCCGCGTACCTGTTCGGCAGGAACCCGAACGCCGAGATCATCGGTTGCAGCTATAACCAGACGCTCGCCGAGTCGATGTCGCGCGACGTGCAGCGCATCATGGATTCGCACTCCTACCGGCGCGTATTTCCTGAAACGAGGCTCAACAGCAAAAACGTCGTCAACGACGCGAAACACCAATACAAGCGCACCGCCGGCGAGTTCGAGATCGTCGGCTATCGCGGGTCGTACCGCGCCGTCGGCGTCAACGTCGGCGTCACCGGTCACGGCGGCAACTACATCATCATTGACGACCCTGTCAAAAACCGGAAACAAGCCGACAGCGAGACGTTTCAGCGCACGCTTTGGGAGTGGTACACCGACGACATTTACTCGCGCCTCGAGGAACCCGGCTCGATCATCGTCATGGCGACCAGGTGGCACGAGAACGATTTGACCGGGCAATTGCTGCGACACGAGCGCGAGCACGAGCACGCCGACAAATGGCTAAAGATCGACCTGCCGGCGGTCAAGGTGTCGGACGAAAACGAACTCGACCCGCGCGAGATCGGGGAACCAATCTGGCCCGAGTTCTATGAGTACACGAGCGAGGACGCCGACAGCGATATGTCGAGCGAGGACGCGATTCATCTGGCCCGGCAGGAACTTGCGTCGTACGACTTCGGCCACGAGCCCGGCGATGAAAAGCTCGTCAAGCGCGCGCTCGGCGAGTACAAGAAGATTCAGTCCAACAGCCCGAAGGGTTATGCGTCGCTGTACCAGAACGACCCCATGCCCGACGGCGGCGCGATCTTTCAAGAAGCGTGGATGCAACAGCGCTGGGCGGAACTGCCGACGCTTCAAGGCAAGTGGATACAGTCCTGGGATTTGCGCGCCGGCGGCAAGGGCGACGACTCGTCGTACGCCGTCGGTCAACTTTGGTTCCAGCCGTACAACGAACCGGCGAGCGCGTACCTTATCGACCAGGTCCGCGCAAAATGGGATTTCCCGGACACGCTCGAGAAAATGGTCGCGATGTCAAAGGCGCCGCTTTGGCGCAAAGCGACCGCGAAGATCGTCGAGAACAAAGCCGACGGTCGCGCCCTTATCCCGACGATAAAGAACAAGGTCGCCGGCGTGTTCGGTCGCGACCCCGGATCGTCGCGCAAGGCGGCGCGGTACGAGGGCGTCGCGCCCTACTTCAAGGCGGGCAACATCTATCTGCCACACGCCGGCTGGGTCGACACCGACTATATCCCCGAACTCAAAAAAGTGCCGGGCGGCGTCAACGACGATCAGGCCGACGCGACCGAGCAGGCGATTGATTATTTGCTCGTACCCGATCACGATGAAAGCGAACTCGAACGGTGGCACTCACAATGGGACAACTAAACGATGTCTAATGAACGCAGTATGCAACAACGCCTCGACGCGATTGCGAACGAATTGCAGGGCATCGGCGCCGCCGACCCGGACCGGTTCGACTCGATCCGAAACTCGCTGTCCGGGCTCGGCACGTCGCACGACCGGAACGAATACACCGAGGTCTCGTACGGCGACCGGCTCGACCAGGAATGGATCGACGAGTTGTACGAGCACGACAGCGTTGCCGGCAGGATTATCGACCGCCCGTCGCACGACAGCGTTCGCGCCGGGTTCACCGTCTCGATCGGCGACCAGGACAACAGGCGCAACCGCGCCGACCCGTTCAAGAAGGAACTCGACCGGCTGAACGTCTCGCAAAAACTGCGCGAGGGAATCCGGCTCGCGCGCCTCACCGGCGGCGCCGGTCTGCTCGTCGTCACCGAGGACCCGAACCCGCTACACGAGCCCGTCGACCAGTCGGCAATCTTTGGCATCAAGGCGATCCACGCGTTCGACGCTACCGAACTCACGCCGTGCGAGACGTACACCAATATCGAGCACAAAGATTTCGGCTATCCGAGCATGTACGACCTTACGCCAAAGCGCCCGGTGTACGGCGGCGGCATCATCAATCCGAGCAAGGTGCACGCCTCGCGTATCTTGCGATACGAGGGTCGACCGGTGCGACCGGTGCGAACCGAGCAATACAACGGCTGGGCGCAACCGGTGATCGAGGCGGTCTGGGATGCACTGAAACACCTGTCGACGTGCGTGCAGTCGATCGCCAGCGCAACGCACGAGTTCAAGTTCGGCATTCTCAAAATCGCCGGGTTCGACAAACTGCTCGTCAACAGCGAGGGCGAGCCGTCAAAGGATCGGCTAAAGAACCGGCTCGAGGCGATCATGCTCGCCAAGTCGCTCATACACGCGATCGTTCTCGACGCGGAGTTCGAGGACTACGAGTTACGACAAATCGACTTCAAGGGGATCACCGAGGCATTCGGCGTGTTTCAGCAAATGCTTGCCGCCGCGACCGATATGCCCTTGTCGCTGATTTTCGGACAGTCGCCGCAAGGGTTCTCGAACAACGACGAGACCGGGCGCGACAACTACAACGACAAGGTGTCGTCGATTCAAACCGACTATCACGAACCGAACCTCGTCAAGCTGTTGCGCTATATGTCGCTCGCGCGCAACTCGCCGACCGGCGGCAAACTGCCCGACGACCTGTCGGTCAAGTTTCACCCGCTCGATGAACCCAACCAACTCGAGGAAGCGCAGACGCGCAAGACGATGTCGGAAGCGGTCGTACCGCTTATCGACCGCGGTGTTCTCGACCCGTCGGACGCGTCGCAAATGTACGAGGGCGCCGAGTGGTCGATGGACATCACCAAAGCAAAGCCGGACGAGGACAAACAGGGCGGCGAGTCGTTCGAGGACTTTGACGCGCTCGCCGGTGCGAGCGCCGGCGGCGAGGCCGGCAGCAAGCCCGCGGGCGAAGGCGAGGCGGCAAAGCCCGTCGATCTGTACAAGGTGTCGAACCTGTTGCAGAACAACGCGATCCCGCTCACGCCTCAACTCGTGCGTTGGTTGGCAGAACAGATCGGTGCGCCGGCGCCCGACGACCAGGCGATCCGCGAGGTCGTCGAGATGTTCAACGCGAAGCAAGGCGCGGCACTTATGAAACAAGCCGGTGCGAGCGCCGGCGG